CACCAGACATTTGATCCATACTACCACCTGTATCTCCAAGCATAGGTGGTCTTTGTAAATCTGCTAATTGTTCAGCATAAGTTTTAGTTGGTTTTTCTTCACCTATAAAAGAACTAGTTAAACTTTCTCTAGTCATCGGTAATTGTGGATCAATTTTTTTAGCGTCTTTTAACATTTGACCTGTGTAGTCAATTGGTTCTCCACCACCTGTCTGTTTAACTAACTGCTCATAAGGTTTGCTTATATCAGTTGCTTCATCTTTTTCTTGTTCTTTCTCTGGTGTAGTAGTAGTAGTTGTACCTAAATCAGGTATAGTTAAACTTTTAACAGGAGTAAATCCAACTTTTTTATATGAGTATTGTCCTGTAGAAGGGTCTTGTACTAATTCAAAAGTACCACCACCAATTCTATTTACATCAAAAGTTGTTGCCATTTTATTCCTTATTGCGTTTGTTTGCTTCCTTCAGGTTCAAGATTTGGCGAACTAAAGCCAGCTTCCCCTGGCATCGGTACATTACCTGTTCCGATGTTGCCACCTCCAGCTCCTGTTGGATCTGTTGGCGAAGCTCCTGTAGGTACTTCTCCAGTCTGTCCCATTTGACCTTGTCCTCCAGCAGAGGTTGTATTGTTTTGATTTCCATTTGCCATCCCCATTATTTGTGCATAGATCGCAGCTTTCTCTGGATCATTAATTAATTGATCTGGATCTATATCCAAAGACTTAGCAATTTCTTTTAAACAAGTATGCCATTTTACAAATGGTGCAAGTGCAGGATTAGATGCAGTTTGCATAAATGTAATTAGTCTTTGTGATCTAACTTCTTTCTGCATTAGAGACGAAGTCCCTTGTGCTTTTACTTCCAGATCGCCTTTGATATTGGGAGACTCTTCATTAAATTGCATGTTCCAATGATATAAAGATTCTCCAAGGGGTTTCAAAAGATAGTCGTCAATATTTTTTATAACTGTTTTAATACTTAGTGCAGCAGCACCCATCAACATAGACATACCAGATGCAGTTCTAGTTGTGGACTGAACACCTGTTGTACCGTGTGAGTATGATGGTATACCTGTAGACTCATCAGCTAACTGTCTAAACTTATCAAACATTTGTAAGTTCTCTTGTGCAGTATTTGGAAATTTAACTCCATGTACTGCTTGACCAGTTTGACCACTTTGTCTTCTAAATATTTTACCAGGAAATACTTTCATGTCTTGTCCTGGAACTAGCATTGTTTCATCTACATCAAATACTAAGTTACCTGCTAGTGCTAAGTTATCAATAGCCATTCTTGCATGACCATTCATAACCATCTGTGAGTCTTCCATATTTTCTGGAATACCTACTCCAAAAAATTGATATGGATTTAATTCATATGGGCATACTAAATATGGAATACGTTTTGGTGTAAATGGATTCTCTACCATTCTTAAAACTTTATTACCACATATCCATACATTAACATGTATTACTTCAGAATCAGTTGAATAATATACGCCACATTCATCTGCAGTTTCTCTATCAATTGTTCCCCAGTATTCTAATACTTCGTATCTATTTTTATAAATACTTGTAACGTTTTCTCTATCATACAATGAAGATTCAAATCCTCTTGTCTGATAGTTTGGCCCCATCTCTAAACATTCTTCAATAGCCTGTTTATTAAACATAGGCTTTTCAGTTAAATCTTGTAATTGTTGTTTATTAAAAGAATGTCTTTGAATTACATAATCACAGTCTTGAATGTTTGTAGCATTTGGATCAGGATAAAAATCCCAACATGATACAGCCTCAATAGATGGAACTGATTTAGTTTTTGAAATTTGTACTTTAGCTATATTACCTTCTTCATCTTCAGAAGTATCATAACTATTATATGTTTTAGCATCTGTAAAAGGCCCTTTTAAAATTCCTGTACCTAGTAATGCCATTTCAAAAAACACATGTCTTAGAACTGTAATTGCTTTACTTTCTTCTAATTGATCATGTATTAATTTTTGCATTGCCTCTGCAGCTAATTGTGCAGGTTCAATTTCTGGAGTACCTGTATAGGATGGCCCTTCTTCAAATCCTAAGTTTTGATATTCTTGAGCAAGATCTCTCATTAACTCAGTAGCAGTTGTACCAGGTGGTATTTCTTTATTATCTCCTGGAAAACCATAAGGATCTTGTGGTTCTTCTGATTGCTGCTGTTGTTTATTTTTTAAATGAGCTTTCTCAACAATACCTTCAGTCACAGAAGTTGGACTGATTCCTAAAGGAAATTTACCTTGAGAGAAAAGAACTTCTATAATCTGACCAAATGATGCAAGTACTTTAGTCTTTGTTATTTTAACAAATACTCTAGACTTCTCATTATCTCTAAATGCCATTTCTGGCCCGTATAAACCTCTATAGTTTCTGTAAGACTGCAGCCATCTTTTTTCATCATAGACTTTTGCTGTCTCTGCTTCTTGAAACTTAGATCTTACTAGACCAACTAAAGCATTGTTCTCGGATTCGTATCCTTCGTTCTTTTCTTTATCTTCTTCCATCAAAACTAATAATCTCTTTCTTCAGCCATTCTAAAGATTGCTGGATCTACTTTTGATTTTGACTTGCCTTTTGCATCATTACCATCACCAGCTGTAGAACCTTGTGTTACTTTTGAATTAGGATCTATTGCTAGTTTATCGTTTGGTCTTTTTGCTACATCAGGTGCAAGTTCTCCGTGCATATATCTTTTCATCATTTGGTTTGCCCTCCTATTAATTAATAATCTTTTTCGTCTGCCATTTTAAATAAGCTATCTTGAACATGCTCTGAACCTGACTTAGTAGGTACATCATTATCTGCTAAGTAATTAGCAGACTCATATTTTCTAGGTGCATGTTTTGCAAAGTCAATATTCTTTGATTCCCTGTTAGGCTGTTTGCCTTCAGGTGCATCACTTAATTGACCTTGTTCTACTTTAGCTTTTGGATCAAATTTTGTTTCCATTGCTGTCTCCTATATTTTTATCTTTTTTATTTTTAATATATTTTTAGTTGGTATGGTAGTATGCCCACCACCTTGTTTTACTTCTTTGTCATTTTCAAAATTAAAATCTGACATTAATATAGTCACATTCTCATCTTGTTTTATTAACCATCCAACCGTGCAACATATGGCAGTTGTGGATTTTTTTATATCATTAAGATCTACCCATGAGCAATCTGCAATGATATCTTCCCAGTATGCTAATACTAAATCATACGGAAAAAATTTCTTTTGTATCTCTGGTAATTTTCTTTTATTTTGCATGATCAAATTTTACATTGCCTGCTACAGAGATTCTCTCTACATCAGAATTAAATGAAGTTACATAGTGTCTTAAGTTTCCAGGAAACATAAACATAACATTCTTCTCTGGTGTAAATGATCTTTCTGCTATTGTATGTGCTCTTTCTTCACCATACAAAAAAGATAATCTACCTGGTGCTACTCCTGTTTCTTCTTGCTTTTCACCTATCATAGCTATAGGTGCATTTAAATGTAATGCAAATGAAACATCAGCACCTGGATGTATATGTACTGGGTTGTGCTCTTTTGGTTTCTGGAAGTTAATCCATAAACTTACTAGCTTACCTTTAACTGCAACATGAGAACCAAGTTGTCTATACCATCCATGTATCCATGAATCTATATAAGGTTGAAATTCTTTTTGATAATATTTTAAATTATCGTATTTAAATTCTTTTTCTATTTTTCCTGCTAGGTGATTTCTATGTGATGTTCTTAAATGTCTTCCTTCACTTAATAGCTTTTCACATAAACTTTCTTTTACCGTCATCTTTGTTAGATAAGGGCCCCATAAAAAATAATTGTGTGTAGGTAATTCCATTAATATCCGAATTTGTTATCAGCTGGTTTAAACTCAGGGGTAAACAAGGGTTTAAATCTTTGTGCATATTTGGGGTGCATGGGTCTACTCATACATCCGTAACGTAATGCATCATATGCATGATCCTCAGCATTTGTATCAACGTCTTCGGGGTTCTTCTTATCTGTAGGTAATGTACTCATCGTTCTAATTAAATTTCTACAGTTCTTAAATACTCTAAGTCCTGGTTCTTTATCATTAACTAGTAAACGTTTATGAATCTCTAACTTACCACTAATTCTACTTTTAGGTGATCTATCGGATTGTCTCCATCGACATCCTTGTTGAATCATTGTCTCTGCAATACTAGGGCCTACATCACCTCTCTTTGCCCAGGTACTTGAGTCGAGTACACCATATTGAATATACTCACCTGATTCTAATTCTAAGACTTGTCTTGCGAAAATATCTGCCGTAACTTTGGAAGTATATAACTCTCTATAGAGCCACAGATTATTATTGTAATCAACAGCAAACCATAGCACACAAGCAGGAGAAGAATAACCCCAGTCAGCAGCACGAAACTTATACCATCCTTTAGGAATTTCAAAGGGTTCAACAACATGTGTTGTTTTGCTAAACTCAGGAAACGCTGAATCTTCATAGGCATCCCAATCTCCATCTAAAAATTGTTTACGCTGTATATCAGGTAAAGATGCAAGCATAGCGTAGTAGTCATCTGTTTGCATCAGATAAGGGTTGTCTTGTAACTTTGCAGGAATAAATCTACGAGTGATAGTTTTTACTCCGACAGGTGTGTCTATTTTTATCTCAAATGCAGAATTAGGTTCTGCAGGATCTACAAACATTTCTTTCACCCATTGTGATCCAATGTTACCTGGGTTGCCTGTAGCTCTTAGATAGACAGGTATGTCCTTATCAACGGATCTTAAAGAAGATCTTAAAAATTATATATATCTGGCGAAGGATATTGCGGAAGTTCGTCTATTCCTATCCATGTGTATGATTGACCTTGGTAACGTAAAACGTCTGTCATGTTCTCTGCGTAACCAAACTCTATCTTTGCTCCCGATGGGAATCGCCACTCTTTTTCTTGTTCTCTCCATTTTGCTCCTGGATATGCTTTGGAGTAGAGTAATTGAGATTTACTAATTAAATCTCTTAACTCAGGCATAGTCCTTCTAATTAGAAGTGCTCTATGATGAGGCCTAGAGCAATAACGAAGTGGATCTACTAGCATGGCATAAGACTTGCCTCCACCTCTTGCTCCTCCGTAAAATACTTCTCTCTCTGAAGCTGCAAGAAATTCTGTTTGTGGGCCACTGTTTGGCTTAAAGATAACTTCTTGCGATTTTACATGCTCTTGTATTGTCTTGGGAGCACTCTCGATTATATCTTCCGTAAGTAGTTGTGTCTCTTTACCAGTAAGAGCTTTGTTAATAGTTAACAACTTCTTCTTGGTATTTTCTGCAGCTTGCTTTGCTGATCGCAAAGTTTGTTCTGCTTGAGCAACTTTCTTACGCTTGGTTGCTAGAATCTGTTTGACTGATCTCTTGGCTCTCTGTTTGCTTTTCTGCTTCGGTTTCGGAGGCTGTACCTCTGGTAACTCTTTTTCTAAGTCCGACATGTGATATATATCTTCCTGTTTTTCTATGTAGCCATTGTGCAGTTTCTCTGTATGAACAAGTCTTTAAATATTTTTTTGCTTGATCCAGAGCTTCTAATTCTTCTTTAATAGGTTCTATATAATCTTGATGTGTATCAGATTGTTTAAAACCAAAAGGAATTTGTCTAGTTCTTTTCTTGATCCGTATCGGTTCCATCTTTAGCTGGTAATATAAATATTCCGTGCATAGCTTTCATATTTATATCTAGTTGATCTTTCTTTACAATTCCTACTCTGTCCAATATGTTAGTGGCAGCTGCTAGACGGACACTAGCGTGTGGAGTTGTGCCATCCTCGTCTAGCAAATCGGTGAGTCTGGTTGCTGCCTTAGCAGAATGTGTCGATAAATGATTCTCTGCTAATTCTGTAATTTCTTTTTTTAAATTTCTAACAACTTTAGGATAACTATGTTTTGAATACCCTGCTAGCTCTGCCGCCCTCTTGGGATCGCCCTTTGCTTCTCCGAACAGGACGTCTAGAAATTTCTCCTGCATATCGGTTAAGTTTTTCTTTTGACTTGGAACTATAGAAGAATCCGTTGTTTGCATTAATTATCTCCATAAACTCTTTAAACGGCAGATTGAATACTGAGTTTAACAAGTTTATTTTAGTTTTGCTTTTAAATCCGCTAAGTTTTTCTTTGAGTAGTTTTTTCCAGCAGCTTTTCTTTTTTCCATATAAGCAATTCTCTTCTCATATGATTTTCTAGTGTCAGCATCTAGTTTATTAGCTTTTTTAAATGTGCCTTTTGGGGCAGATTTAACTTTAGCTCTATCTCTAGCTGTCATTGGAGTTACTGGGCCTACTTGTGTCTTAGCTTTATCTCTTTTTGCAGCAGCTATTGCTTTCTCCGCTTTTTTAGCGGTACTAAACATGCTTTCTGCAGCGTACATCTTCTTAGATGCAGCTGTATTAGCTTTACCTGATGCTGTAGATACTCTCTCAGACTTTTTAGATGGGCTTTCAAAGATATTTCTTAAGAACTTAGGAGTTCTTTTCTCTTTTTCAGCTCCACTTAGTGTAGTTGTTCCGTATTTTTTTGCCATAATTATATTAAAGTTGTTAATTGGTACCAATTTATGTAAATATAAATCAGTGATGACCCTGTATATATTACTATATTCTGAGTATGTGTGTCCCTTTGATTTATATTTAGGTCTATCTATTATATTATAACGTGATTAACAATTTTGTCAAGTACTTTTTTTTCATTTGCGTTAATTTTTCTATTGACAAAATTGATGATGAGGTGTATAATAGAATTATCCCCCTAGGGGAGGCGTTACATCCATATAGTACCTACATATACATTCCCCTTAGGGGATAACTAAGCTATTGTCAGGGGATTTATAGCTATTTCTACAGAATAATATCCCCTATATTCTGGCCACCAGGGGGTTAACGGGGGATACCTGGATTTTATGGTGAGTGTATATGTATAGTATAGCAGGGGGGCTATGGCACCTGCGTATCCCCTAGGGGTA